TGACCGAGAACGGCGAGCCCGTGCCGCCCACGTTCGAGGGCATGCTCGATCAGGAGCCGGCGTTCATCGGTCGGATCTTCGATGCCTGGCAGAAGGCGCAGGTGGAGGTCCCCGCCCCTTTGTCGCGCAGCTCGAGCAGTTCGCCGCCACCGGATCTGTCATCCATCCCGATGGAAGTGTTGGCGGGAAGCCTGCCGAGCTGATCACCTTCGAAACAATCATCGACCTGTCACGAGCCTGGCACTGTACCCCGTCACAGGTGCTGGAAGAACCCGCCTGGGCGTTGCAGGCCGAACGGGTTGTAGCCATGGGTAGGCCAAAGCAGGAGCCGGGCGAATGATGGGGGTGGATCCCCATCACGAACGTCATCGAGATCACGGTCAAGGTCAAGGACCAGGCCTCTGCCGAGACCGCAGCGATCGCAGAGAAGGTTCGCGCCGAACTGGCGGCGGCATCTAAAGCCAGCGGTGGCGAAGGCGTCAAAATCCCTCTGGAACCAGATGCCGGGGCGTTTGAAGAGAAGGCCAAGGCCGAGACCCGACGGATCAAGCCTGAACCCGTCGAGGTGCCGCTCGAGCTGGACAGCTCCGGATTCGAAGAGAGCGTCAGGTCTGAGGCCCGCAAGCCCGAGCCCGAGCCGATCAAGGTCCCGCTTGAGCCTGACGCAACAGACCTTGAAGGGAAGGTCAAGGATAAGACCGGTCACACCAAGCCTGACCCGATCAAGGTTCCGCTGGGTGTAGATACCGCAGCGTTCGAGGCCGAGTTGCGGGCGTCCTTTGCCGAGGGTGAAAAGCACGCCGAGGAAGCTGCGAAGGCGATGCAGCAGGCCATGTCGGCGGAGCTGACCGGAATACGTGCCCTGCGGTCGGTGGCGACCGAACTAGAACCGGCTGCTCAAGCCGTCGATGATTTCGAGACCAAGTTCCGCAAGGCCATGGATGAGGGCGCCAAGGTCTCGGCCGATGCCGATCAGGCCATGCGGCAGTCGTTCACGGCCATCGAATCCGGGTCGCGCACGCTGCGCGCAGCGATGGCTGAGCTCGCGCCAGCGGCTGATAACGCTGGGCGCAGCCTAGAGAACGCTGGCAACAAAGCTGACGCCGCGGGCAAGAAGGCTGCTGACTCCGGCAACGGTTTCAAGCTGGGCGCCATTGGCATGACGGCGATGATCACGGGCGCGCTGGCCTTGGCGCCTGCTTTGGCGGCGCTTCCTGCGATTGCCGGTGCCGTAGTAGCCGGCGGCGCGGCGATGACTCTTGGTTTCGGCGGCGTAGTTAAGGCCTTGAAGGACTACGGCCAGCAGTCCGTCAGCTCCGGCCAATCAGGCGCGCAACTCGCGTTGACCGCTTTCCAGAACGGCATTGCGATCCGCAACGCCGAGGACGCGATTGCGCAAGCCAAGAAGCAGTCCGCGCAGGCTGCCCAGACCAGCGCAGACCAGATCCACTCGGCGCAGGAGCGGGTCGCCGCATCGGCTTACGCACTGCAGCAAGCCGAGCTGAAGCTGCAAGACGCCGAGAAGTCGGAGACGGACGCCCAGAAGGCGCTGACGCAGGCCCGTGCGGACGCCGAAAACCAGATTAAGGACCTCAACAACTCGGCGGCGGACTCCTCGATCGCGGTGCAGCAGGCCGAGCTGAACCTGAAGGAAGCCCGTGACAAGCTTGCGCAGGTCACCAGCAACAGCCTGTCCACGGACGACCAGAAGAGGCAGGCTGCGATCGACCTGGCGTCGGCGCAGCAGGGCCTGATCGACGCGCAGCAGCGGCAGACAGAGGCACAGCAGGCAGCGAACGCCGCGAACAAGGCTGGCGTGGACGGAATGCCTGGCGTGGTGTCGGCGCAGAACAATGTCTCCAAGGCGATCCGTGGGGTCAGTGACGCGCAGCACGGGCTGCAGGATGCGCAGCAGGCGCAGGCCGATGCGCAGCATGCCCTGACGGAGGCGGTTAAGGCAGCCGCGGACCAGCAGGTGGCTTCGGCGCAGGCGATCGCGAAGGCCGAGCAGAACCTCGCGGACACCTATGAGCAGCAGAAGCTGTCGGCGGCGGCTGCCGCAGCTTCGGGCAGTTCGTCGGCGAATGCTTTCGCGCAGGACATGGCGAAGTTGACGCCGCAGGCGCAGGCGTTCGTCAAGCAGCTCCTGTCAATGAAGAGCGGCGCCGACGAGCTGGCCCGGACGGCGCAGACAGCGATGTTGCCGGGGTTGACAACGATGCTGAAGGATTCGGCGCCGCTGTTGCCGATCTTTAACGGGGCTGTCGGTGCCATGGGCACGGTCGTCGGGAATGCCGCAGTCGCTTTCGGGAACCTGATGAAGTCCCCGGCTTTCCAGGGGCAGCTCACGCAGATCCTGAAGGACGGCGCCAAGTTCGCGCAGAGCTTCGCCGACGGCCTGGTCGCCATGACCAGCGGACTTACCTCTGCCGCCTCCAAGGCTGGCCTGATCGTGTCTGGCCTCGGCTCCGGCGTTAAGGATCTGATGTCCTCGGGTATCCCAGCCTTCTTCTCTGGCTTGGTGCAGAACGCGGGTGGCGCGGGGCAGGCACTCAAGGGCGTCTTCGATCTAGTGTCGGAACTGCTGGGTCCGCTGGGGACCGTGGCGGGCGGCTTGTCGGCGGCTCTGGCACCGGCTTTGCAGGTACTGAGTTCGCCGCAGGTGCAGCAGGCGCTGGCATCCATCGGCACCTCGCTGGCCCAAATCTTGATTGCGCTGTCGCCAGTGATCACGATGCTGGCCCAGGGTCTGGCTGGCGCGCTGCGGATTGCCGCGCCGCTGCTTCAGTCACTGGCAAAGTTCATCCAGGACAACGCGAACTGGCTGGTTCCGTTGGCGAAGGTCGTCGCGATCGCCACGATCGCATTCTTGGGCTTCAACGCCGCACTGGCCGCCAACCCCATTGTGCTGATTGTCGGCCTGATCACGGGCCTCGTTTTGAGTCTGATCTACGCCTGGGAGCACTTCTCGGGGTTCCGTGACTTCATGAAGGCGATGTGGAAGGACATCAAGATCGGCTTCGATGTCTTCCTTGCCTTCGTCAAGGAGTGGTGGCCGGAACTGCTCGCGCCGTTCACTTTGGGCGCGTCGATGATCATCGGCCATTGGAACGACATAGTTTCGTTCGTAAAGCTCCTGCCAGGACGGCTGGCAAGCGCTGCCGCACATATCTGGGACTGGATTACACAAAAGTGGGATACCGACGTCGCCGGGCCGATCAGTAAGGGGTTCGACACCTTCATCAGCGCCGTCACCAAACTGCCAGGGCAACTGGCCAAAGCCGGCGCCGGCATGTGGGACTGGCTGTGGACCGAGTTCAAGGGCGTCATCAACACGGTGATCCGCGGCTGGGATGGCCTGCAGTTCACGATGCCGTCGCTGGATCTCGGCCCACTCGGGTCGGTTGGTGGCTGGACAATCGGTGTGCCGCAAATTCCCCAACTGCACGCGACCGGCGGCGTGCTGCCCGGCGGCATTACCGGTGTCATCGGCGAACACGGCTGGGAACCGCTGAGGCTGCCGGACGGCACCACCGTCATCCCGCACGCCAACGCGCAATCCATGGCCGCATCGGGTGCGCTCTCATCCGGCGGCGGTAGCGGCGCACTCCAAATCGAGTGGGTCGGCGGCAACGCCGGCGACGAGTTCCTGACGTGGCTGCGTAAAAACATCCGCATTCGAGGCGGCAGCGGCACCAACAGCGTCCAGAAAGTCCTCGGGCAAGCGTTCTAGTACGGGAGTAGCGGGTCAGTGTCTTACAAGACCTTCAATGCGGCGATGCCGACCACGGCTGCGATGGCCGGCGTGGCGACCGCGAGCGGCGTGAAGACGATGCTGCAGGTTGCGGCACCTTCAACGCGCAAGTTGCAGATCCTGTCTTGGGGATACTCAGTGTCGGTTACGCCCCCCGGGATCAGCACCGTGGAGTTGCTACAGACCGACGTGGCCGCGACCGTCACCGCGCACGTGGCCTCCGGCATCGTTAGTCTCGACGACGCAGCCACTGCATCCCTTGTAACGCTTGGCACGGCAGCGACCGGCTACACCGCCACGGCCGAGGGTTCAATCACGGCCACCCGCGTTTTCGCCACCCACCAGCTCGGCATCGCCGCCGGCAACAATGACCTGGTAAAGACGTACCAGTTCGTACCGGACGACGAGCGGTGGATTGTTGCCGCAGGCAAGTTCCTCCGTATCCGAACC